TTCATGAGTGTGTGGTTTATCACCATCTGCATGACTATGAGTTGTACCGTTGTCATGTGTATGTTCAACTGGTGCATCTCCATCTGCTTTGTTTCTTGAAGGAACTTTAGTTGGATTGTCTCTGTAGTAGTCAGCAAGAACTTCTTCTCTTTTTTTGATAATTTTGCCACCTGGGCCTAATTCATCACCTCTAGCATTTACTTTGGCATTGCCAACTGCTTGAGTTAATTCATTACGTTTTCTTAAAAGATCCATGTCAACGTTTTTACCTTGCATGGTTTTGTACGTTCTTCTGCCTGTTTGTTTAACCGCCATTAGTTGTTCTCCTATTATGTATGTATTTATCTAAGGAACTCTCTCCAGTCTAAGCCATATTGAATTGAATCAATTTTATGCACTCCTAATAGGAATAATACATAACTTGCTACCGAACTGCCTCTGCCTACACCCCATACAATCTTGTTTTGTTTCATAAACGTTACCAAAAAGTGTAGAAATTTTAATAAATTCATCATATCCATTTTCTTGAAAGCATCTAATTCATCTTTTACTCTCTGTTTATTTGCTTCTATATCTGGACACATCTGATCTATATATTTTTCTATATCAAAGTTTTTGAAACTATTTGGCATAAACCATTCAGTTTGCAAAAGTTTATCAAACTCTTCTCTGCCAATATCTAGTTGTTCATAAAATTTTATTGCTGGCCCTTGTCCAAATTCTTTTACAGCATTGTTGAATTGTGTTGTTTCTTCATTTTTTTCTGCATACACTTTGAATAAAGTGTCCAATTTTCCTTTGTACACAAGATCCATTAAATCCTGTGTGCCATACTTCGGCAATCCTAAAGAATCAATCTGCATATGTAATTGTAACTGATTTTGACTAATAAGTCAATGATCTTCTTGCTTTGGCTTTTAATTTGGATACCAATTTGCGTTTGAATTTCTTTTTACCAGATTTTAATTGATGTATTTTTTGTGCTGTATTTGTTTTTTGCATTCTATATATTACTCGACATTAATTAAATTGTCAAGATCTTTTCCAGAATTTTTTTGAATTTCTTGTTGTTCTTTATACCAACGCATTTTTAGTTCTTCTTGGAAGTCTATAATGAAAAAGTTTAATTGCTTTTGTATTTCTGGGTTACGAGCCTTAAGATATTTGGTTCTTAATTCTTGTAACTTCTTTTCTATTTCTGCTGTTGGAACGTCTTTCAGGTCTTTGGTGAAAGGATGAAACATAACATATTACGAAAATTGACCTACGTATCTAGCAAATACAGTTACGCCTTTATCGTAACTGAAGAATTCAACTACTCTTGGATTAGTTGTACTATCTGCTAAAAATGGGTCTGGCATATTAGCGTCTGTTTTCAATGTGCCGCCGTTCACTGCCCAAGTAATTGTTCTGTCACCACCTGACTTAAGAATAGATACAATAACACTTTCCATAGCAGTGTTTTGATTGCTAAAGTCTGCAAGTGTTAATGTCACATTTGAACCTACTATTATTGTTTGAAAATTTCCATTAGCAACACTGATGTTTTGATCAGTTGTAACTGAACCCATGTCATGAGTTTTTGTGAAGTTTGTTTTGAATAATGCACCACTTATTTCATTTCCAGAAAAATTGTTATTTGCATTTAATTTTGCTGAATTTGTTTGTAGTGTTGTAATTTCTGATTTAGCCGCAACAAAGTTTGATTTCACTGTGTTAAAATTATCTCTAAATCCTTGGCTATTGTTGTCCTGTCCAGCCACTGGAAATGTTGCGTCTATGCTAGTATCGTCTATTGTGCTTGCCATAATTTATATCCTACTGTTATTTATCTTATATGTTATAGTGATAGTTAGGAAAGAGTACATATTGTTCTGTATTATCTCCTGTTGTACCGTCTACAATGTATCTATCCAATTCAAAATTGATATTTCTTATATCAAAATTGCTGTTTTTGATAGCCAATGCCACACTTTCACCTTGTCCTGGTTTACAATAACAAAGTGGAACCGAAGGTGTATATCCTAATGCAGACAGACTGCCTGTTTGTGCTGTACGCATCCAAAGTGGCAATAATCCTCCCTCAGTTGTTCCTAATGCTTTTACTTTTTCTCTCATATTTGTGATATTGCTGATGTATCTTACATCATCATCTGTGGCACTTGCATTTAATAAATTGCTGTCAACTTTGATCACATCTCCTTTTGGTCTGAATCTATATGGGTCTGCATTCAATTGTTCAACTGAACCCACCAACAAGTCTGGTCCATTTTGCATATCCACAAATAATTGACCATTTGGTACATCAACAAGTAATCTGCCTGTACGTGTCAATACTTCTAAACTTGTTCCCACAGCAGAAACCTGTGCCTGTGTGTCTCCTTGGAAAAATATTGTGTATACACTTCCACCAACATTTAATTTTGTGCTGTCATCTGTTACTTCTAGTTGTGTTTGGTTAACACGAATTTTTTCTAATGCTCTTAAATCTAATTTTTGTTTTGTATTTCCAGTCATACTATCTGCTGGATCTATAACTTCTGCATACACAACGTCATATGCCACAGTGTTTGTACCTTCATATTTTGCTTGAGCAGTTTTTATTGATCCAAAATTATATCTTTTTCTTTTGTGATTACTTGATACTGCTGTGACATAATTTGCAACATTTTTCTTTTCAATTCCAGAGTACATAAGCATTTTTAATTCTTTTTGCAATCCGAAATCTTTGTCTGTAGGTCTATAAATTTTTTCTGGATCAAAAATATTAGGATTACTAATAAAATCTTTGAAATACTCTCTTTGAGTTTGTTTCAAGAAAGGACGTGCATATAAATCTGTAAATTCTAATGTTGTTGTCTTTTGCACACCAATTGTAAATGTTCTTTCTATAGAACTGAATCCAAATCTATCTTGTGCTCTTACAGTGAATGAATAACTTTCATCTATTGTAGTTGTGCCACCGTCTAAAGTAAAACTACCATTGTCAAATGATGTAATACCTGGCAATGTTCCGTCAGGATATAATCTAACTTTACCAATTATTTCACCATTAATTGTTAAACTTAATCCTGGTGGTAGTATTCCGCCTGTTAAGATGTATTTCATTTTTGCATCTGGTACTGTGCTTGTTGCATCTAGTTTCAAATGACTCATTAAATTTGCTTTGAGTGTACCTAATGCCGAAGCAGTGTTCCAAGTAATTGTGCTGTCTACTTCTCCTAAAACTTTTACTGTGAATGTTTTACTTTTTCTTGGTTCTGTGTCTGTGCTTTTTAACAATATGTCTATTGTTGTTACTTCATTTTTAAATGCACCTATGCTTATGTTTTGTTCATTAACAAATCCTGTTTGTAATGGAATGTTCAAAATTAATTTTTCCATCGCAGTTGCGTTTGCTATACCTTGATCTTGAGGTTGACCTTCACTTAAAATAGTTTGAATATCATCTATTACATAATCAACATTGTTAATTCTTAATGTTCTTGTTTTGTATTTGTCTCTATCAACTCTATTGTAAACAAAAATTTCATTGTTTGCTCTTGTGATTGTATTTTGTATACCATTTCTATATGGCACAGGTTCATAAACTGTTCCTGTGTACACTAATAAATCATTGCTAACTAAAGCAGAACTTAAAGTTAACACATCATATCTTTGGTCTGAACCGTCAACACCTGATATTGTATATTCTGTTTTGTTAATTGTAATTTTTTTATTGACTAGACTTTGTAAATCATCTAATCCATCACTTGCATCTGTTGACAGTTTTACAATTTTAACTTGATCTAATCCTTGTTGTGTATCTTCAAATGGAAAAATACTTACTGACACTAAATCGGAATCAGTTCCTGATCTAATTGCTGTAACTGTGAATTTGTATTCTTTTGTTATTGCTGGTTGGTATGGAACTCTGCCTGCAATTTCTCCTGTTGCAGAATCTAAACTTGTTCCTTCTGGTAAAACACTGTCAGTATTGTCATCATTTTTTCTTTCAAGTATATAATTGACTTGTCCTGGGATAGTGTTTGGATCATACAGTTCTAAATATATTGTGATATAATTGTTGGCTCTTCTAAAACCTAAATCTGCTGGAGTTAACCATTGTGGATTTCTTAAAAACGTTCCATCTGATGTGAATACACCTGTACCCACTTGCATGATAGTATTGTCTGCTCTTAGAAAGTCATCACCTACAACAAATATTTGAAAATCTCTGCTTGTTGTCGAATCTCCATCTGTTACATTTACAGTGAAAGAATAATATCTGTTTAATTTTCTTTGATTACGAGTGGTTACTCCTTGATTATATAAATCTTGAAATTCTTTTATGTCGAAATAAAAACTTTGATTAGCAACTGATCCTGACAAACCAAAATCAAATGGAGCAGAAGCATAATCATTTGAATCATAGTAACCTGTACTTGAAGCAATGTCCAATGCAAGTATTGGATCAACTAATCCTGAAATTTTTCCTGTGCTTGATAAAGTAAGTCCTGGTGGTAATGTGCCACTGCCTTCTGGAATATAATATTCTAGTGTTGCATTTGCACTTAAATCAGCGTCTATGGCTTGTAATTGATAATCTACATAAGCACTGTCCAATATAAACAATTGGCTACTACCGCCTACTGGCAATAATCCTGATGGTGTGATCCACGTAGGTGCGTCTGGTCCTTCTATGTTTACTGTGAAAGTTCTATCTTGAATACCTGTGTTGTGTTTTGCTCTTAAACAAAATTCATATTGTGTGGACCTACTTACTTGAAATGGTGTTCCTGTTAGATTAGAACCTTCCAATCTCAATCCAGGTGGTATTGTGCCTGCTATTTTTTGAATTGTGTCTGCACCACTAATAGGTAATGCTATGGTTGTAGGCACCTTTTCTTGAAATGTGCCGAGATTGTGTCCTGTTTGTACTGTCCATAAATCATGCATGATATAGATATTTATCTGGATGTAAAAAGTGGATTAGATAGAACCTAAGTTTACTGTCTGTGAAGCAGGAGCACTAAAAGTACCCATATTAACCGGATTGAATGATTCTACCCACTCTAATATGTTGTTAATATTGCCGTCCATGTTACCAAAGTCGAAACCTACTAGACTGTCTAAATCCGCTATGTCTTTGGATTTTAATAAACCATTGAAATTAGTTGCTGTGACTGTGCCAACGCCTGTGATATCAAAGCCACCACCAGTTAAATTTGCACCTAGTGTTGGTGTTGTTTCATTTGCTAATTGACTGTCTATTGTTAATGTTGTACCTGCACCTGATGTTCTTGTTCCACCTGTGCCAGTAAATGTAACATTACCTTGTGCTCCAATTGGATTCAATGATCCATTCTGTGTACTCAAGAAAATTGTAACAATACCTGAAGAAGTAATTGTTATTTGATTAGCATCATTACTGAGTGAAATGTTTGGACCTGCTTTTAAACTTTTAAAATTTAAATTGTCGTTTGTTTTGTCTGCAAATACTCCAGCAGTTGTGGCATCATCTGGTAATTTGTTTGAAGCAGTTGTGCTTTCAGGTGTTCTAAGATATAATTCATTAAAATTATTATTAACTTTAATAAAGGCTTCTCTTAAATCGTCACCTGTGCCATCGTTTGCTAGTGTTCCAATATTGATTGTGCTCTGTACCATAACTGTATTTATCCTTTGTGTCTGACCTTATTTCTTGGATACACTGATCCTGTTGTTGGTCTTTTCTTATGATCTGGGCGTGGAAATGCTGTTCCGTTTAATGGTCGATGATAAACGTATTTTAAATATTTGTTTTGGTCATTTATTGAACCATCACCTATCCATTCATCGTCTCCATAATCGGATCCAGTACTGCCTATGTCTCCAGATGTTGCATTATCAATCAAATAATCTAGTGCTTCGGCATGAGTCATGTTAGGATCTTGTTCTGCTCTACAAGCCAACACACCTGCTACTTGCGGACCACTCATACTTGTTCCAGATATAGATGCGATATAGTAACTTCCATTTCTAGGATCTGGCAATGTATTAGTGTAAGGTGATGGAGATTGTTGGTCATCACCATTGGCCACAGAAGAAATAATGTTTTCTCCAGGTGCCCAGATGTCGACTCTGTCTCCATAATTACTGCTTGTATCTTTATATTCTTGAGTTTTTGTGCCAGCATTACCAACACATATCATTGCTCTTGCAGGACTACTGCCTCTTGAATGATAATAATTTGAACCATTTGCTGTAATGTAATTGTTGTAATTTGCATTGGCATTTTCTACGCAAGGCCAATAACTGTTACCAGCAGATCCTACCATTATTACTCCGTCAGCAATAGCGTCTGCCACATCGGCATCTAATGCGGCGTATTGTGCCGGCATTCTAAAAAGCAATGTGCCAACAGGAACCGGCACACCATTTGCTTCCAGTGATGTTCTTTTGTCTGTTGTGCTAAGACTAGATATATCTGTACTCACGCCTCTGTAATTGTGATCAGTAATTTGCGATAGGCTAGGAAAAGTACCGTAACTGTAACCCCAACTGTTATTACACACGGTTGGATTTCTTCTGCCTGTTACTGGATTAATTGCTTTTGTTTTATGCCATTCTCTTATGTAATCAAAAAGATATAATTCCCAGTTGCCTGGAGTGAATGTTCCAGAATAACTAAATGCCATATTGAATATATTGGCGTCTCTTGCCCAACCTTGAGTATTACCTGCCACTGTGCCTGCAACGTGTGTGCCATGATTGCTGTCTATATCAGAATAATCATAGTTGTTTGACCCAGCATTAATTCCTAATTGTGTGTTAAGACTAAACCAATTAAATTGATCCACTCTTGATCCACCTGTACCATCTATATTGACAGCATATTCAGGATGATCATTTATTATATGGCTGTCAACAATAACCACATCAACATTTTTACCACTGCTTGTGGTTTTTACTGTTTGATTGGTTTGCGTGAATGAACCGTTAGTGCCCCAATTGGGTAAAGGTGCACCTTCTGTAACTCGGAACAATCCCCAATTTTTATCAGTATTATTAAAACTTGCATTTATATTATTATCTTTTTCAAAATCTGAAGTTTGTACCCAATTAGTGTCTGGAACCAATCCTAATGCTGACGGAAGTAATTCAACGGCTAAAACTCTTGGATCATTTCGCAAAGTTTCTGCCTCTGGATCATTCAACATATAGTGAGTGTTCCTACTTACATTTCTTCTGTGTTGAACATCTACCGACCTATTAGGAATATAAAGGTCTCCGCCAGGAGTTTCCATGTCATTATAGAAATTATCTAAATCTTCAAAGCGTTGAAGTGTTACTACATACTCTTTAAGAGTGTCTGACATATTATACCTCTGTTGGTACTACTGTCAATGTTACTGTGATAGTTTGTGTGGATCCACTTTTATTTGTTACAGCACAAGGAATAGTATTTGTTACCGGATTCTCATCATTGAAACCACCTGCAAAAGGTGTCACCAATACTGTTTGTGCACCTGTTGTGATTGCTTCTGCAATTACTCCTGAACCTGGAGTAGGATCAGTTGTCTCACTTCTTCCTGCATCTGATGTTCTAGCAGAAGCACTGGAATATAATCTAACCCATGCCGCCGCTGATGTTTGAATTTTGTATAGGAAATAACCTTTGTGTCCTGTGATGTCAAGATTGGTGCTTGTATTATTTCCAATTGAACTTGTTGTGCCTGCTACCGTGCCTCTAGTTCCTACATCTGAAGCAATCGTAACTGTGTCACCTGTAATTGAAGTTGTAATACCTGATCCACCTGCTATTGTAAGTGTATCTGTTTGTGTGTTTGCTGTGGTTGAACCAGAGTCACCTGCCATTGTTGCCCAAAGGTTTTGACTTCCGCCACCTCCGCCGCCACCTGTGTAGTTGATAGTTAATGTTGAACCTGTGATACTTGTTGAAATATCTGTGCCACCTACAATATTAAATTCATCAGTTGCCGCCGCCGCAATATAAGAACCTGAATCACCATTAAAAGTTTCAAACAAGTTTTGATTAACATTTGGTGATGTGTTTGTGATTGAAATTGTATCAGTTGTAGGATTAGCATTTATACTAATACCTGTTCCTGCTGTGAAAGTAAGTGTGTCAGTGTTTGAATCTGCCACAATGTTTGATCCACCACCTGTGACAGCAATTTCTGAGAATAAATTTTGATTACCACCTGATGCTGTTGAGTTAATTGTAATTTCTTTTGTTGAATTATCTGTTGTTAAACTTACATTTGTACCTGCTACAAAAGTCAACACTTCATTTGTACTTGCTGTTGTAATTGTAGGTTGTCCACTTACAGCCACGTTAGCAAAAATATTCTGATCAACATTTGGTGTAGTGTTTGTGAATGTTAATTCTTTAGTTGAATTGTTTAAAGAAAAATCTATTCCACCTCCACTTAATAGAGTTAAATTTGTACTAGAAGTTGAAGGTGTTATTATATTTGCACCAAATTGAATACCAGCAAATATATTTTGATCCACATTAGGTGCACTGTTTGTAATTGTAATTTCATCACTTGTGGCATTTCCTAACACACTTATTCCTGTACCAGCCACAAAAGCCAAAGTGTCTGTAGGTGTATCTGCTGTAATTGTTTGTCCACCTGCTAATACATTTAAGAAAATGTTCTGATCAACATTTGGAGCAGTGTTTTCAAATGATATTGTATCAGTTGCCGCATTACCAGTAATTGCTAATCCTGTTCCTGGTGAAATATTAAGTGTGTCAACATTGGAACTTGCTTGAACTCCACCACCTGTTGTGATTGTGATTGTTTTGTATGCATGGTTATCGGCAGTTGCCAAACCTGCACCTGTGTAATCAATTACAAGTTCACCTGAACCATTTACTGCTGTGGAAATTTCTGAACCACCTACAACTTTTAAATTGTCTGTTAAACCTGTTGCAGTTTTTGTGCCTGTGTCACCCTCAACACTTGTGAATAATGCTGTGATTGAAGAACCAATTGTGATCTGATCCACTGTTGTGCCTGCACCTGATCCTGTTCCTGCAATTGAAATATGTCCTGCACCTGCTATGAATAATGTATCGTTAGGATCATCTGCAATCATCTCTACATTTGCACCTGGAGTTCCAATAGCAATAGTTTCAAAGTTGTTTGATGCTCCACCTGCCGCACCCACATATTCCACAGTTAATACATTGTTTGTGATTGATGTTGTTATACCTGTACCACCAATGATGCTTAAACTGTCTGTTGTGTTCTGTGCTGTTCTTGAACCTGAATCAGCAGAAACAGATTGAAATAAATTTTGATCTACAAAAGTGTTGTCTATCTGTACTGTTCTATTTGCAATATTTGGAGTTAATGAAATACCTGAACCTGCGTTAAGTGTAAGTGCATCTGCATTTGAAGTTGCATCTACATTCAAAGAGTTAACTATAAATCTTCCAAATGCGTTTGGTATAGTCTGTGTGTTGTTGATTACAAAACTTGTGTCATTTGTTCTTGTGACAGATATGTTTGTACCTGGAGTTACTTTAACATCATCAGTTG